TATAAATTAAAAAATTATTATAAGTCGTTTGCAAATTTAAAATTATTGTAGAACGTATGTATAAGTGAGGTAGTTTTCTGTTTTAATAAAAGTATAGTAGTAGTTAATGTCAATAACAATTTTATTAAAGTCAGGGAATTCTCGAATATTAATCGAATCGATTGAAATTCGAGGTTCCCACAATTTAATAGCAGTTGTAATTCCGGTTCTTATTGCATCAACAAGAATCTGATCTAGTGGCTCAAATAAAAATCGTCTTAAATTACAACCAAAATTCGGTTTTCCCGGCATTGATCCGAGATCCGTAGACAATATATTATTCAGAGCATTCTTTATTGATGCTTCGTCTGAAATTATTGAATTACAATCAACTAAATCCTTGTATAGCATTTAAATTAAGCTTTTGAAATAGTTACTTTAGCTTTTGCTTTCTTTTTTGGCTGTGGAGTTGGAGGAACTGGTGCTTCGCCAGGAACTTTTTCGTTGATGCTATTATCAAGCTCTCCAGCCAACTTTGCTTTTACATAAGCTTTTTTTAACTTTTTTTGAGGCTCTGAAAGATAAATTTTTGATGCCATTTTTGAATTCCTTTTTTAATAATTTGAATCGTCATCTCGACGACTTCGATTTCCGGCAGAAACTCTCAAATCAATAATATGTTTTTCAATATTTGAAATCATATCTTTTATTGTATCGAGTTGCTGCATAATTTGCGACATATTTGCGGAATTTACTGCTTGAGCAGCATCTGTCGAAGATTTTGTAACAATTACCATTTCTCCAACCTTTCCAGTTAAATCCGCCATTTTATTGTCTGATTTACTTTTAAAAATCAGCATTGTGAATAAACCTAAAATAACTAAAAACAAAACTCCGGTTATTCCGAGAGTTTCAAAATTCTTTGCAGCATTTACTGCAGTATCAACAGAATTTACGGAGCTCGGAACAGTTATTTGATTTTCCATTTAATCACTTTTAAATATTATTTAAATCTATTTATTAGATCATCATTTTTCTGATTTCTAATTTTAACTTTATCAAGTTTTGTTTTACATTCATTATAGCCTTTGGCTAAATTTCGAAAAGATTCTAAAATATTTTCGTTAGTGTCGAAATTTGGCTTTGCAATCGGATTTAAAGTAAAATCAGATTTTTGGCTATATTGATATCCATTTATTTGACATTTGTAAACAACTGGCACCTTAGTGTTTTGAGATTTCATACTCATTCCACAGCCGGTCAAGCTCAATAGACAAGCCAACACTAGTATTAGAATCCTCATTTAAATTGTCCTTAATTTCTTCAATATTTTTAATTTTTACCGTAGTTGCTTTTTTTGCACCCTTGGATGCCTTATTAGCAAGTGCGGCATTATCATTAGCAATTGTTGTTATCTCAAGTAATAAAACTTGTAATTTTTCAATATTTTTATTAAGAGTTTCAATTGTCTCTTTTTGATTATTAATTGTTGCTTCCATTTCAGCACTATATTTATGGAGTTCAAAATAGAAAAAACCAAATAAAATAATTGAAAATGTCAATATTATAAACAATAAATTACGCATCAATTTTGACATTTGAAATTCCTTTTTTAATTGCTGAATCAATAAATTTTATAATTTCATCACTTTTTTTATAAATCTTCAAATCGGCAGATAAAATTAAAATCATAAAAGTTAGAAATCCAAAAATTAATAAAATTGTCATATTTATCATAAATTGTCCAGTTGAATTTCTGCATCCGCTTCGATAAAATCATCACCATTGCATTCAAATACTGGGCGATATGGGACGCTCCCATTTGATCCATCATCTACAACAATTGTGCAACCATTAACAGTTTTTTTAATTTCTGTTAAATTTGAAATTGGAGTATTAAATCTATTAACTCCCACAACTCTCCAAGATATATTATTTTTAATTATATTTAATTTTGGAACTTCTATTTTTTCAGCTTTAAACGGAAGTGAAAACATAATTTTATTTTTTGCTTCCTCAGTTCCTGCTGCAAAAGCTCCTACTTTTTCGTAATATTGTAAACAAGCATTTCGATCAGCTTCATATGATCCGCCATACGGACACCACGGAGTTGCAACATTTCCACGCTCTAATTTAAAGTTTCTTAAATAAATGGATTTATTATTTACTATTAATTTTCCAATATCAAATTTAAATAAAATACCAGTTAAATTATAATTTATTGGATTTGTTTCTTTTTCTAAATATTTTTTAAATCGCGGAACTTTAAAAACTATATGCTGGTGCATTTTTGCTTCATTATTAAAATAAAATTGTTGTATATATTTTGTCAATTCGCTTATTTTTTTTCCATTTATATAAATATCGATTATAAGCATTGCATTAATTTTTTGATTATCTGGATTTGCTTTTTCGTCTTTAAAAAAACTCTCTGAACTAAATACGAGCTGTTCGTCTTCTTCAAAACGATTTAAATTTGTTATAAACTGTGCTAAATAATGTGATGAATTTAAATTTCCATTAGTTGGATTTAAATATATTGCGTATTTGCCTTTTTCATCTAATTCTTTTAAAATTGTTTTTTCCTCATAATTGCCGCCGGCAATTATAGGGTAGTGCATCCAGCGGTCGCAGATAAAATCCGTTTTTGCTTGCGTGTCTTGTGTGTCAACTATTTCTTTTCCGAGTGGACACCGATAAAAATTACTAAAATCAGAATTCATTAATAAATTAGGATTTATTGCATTATTTTCAATTTTCAAAATTGATTCTGATTTTTCTCCGGTTCCTAAATAAATTCCACCGTCTGGAACAATAGTCAATGCACCTTTTTGATTAACATTAGTTCCATTCACATTTAAATCAAAATCTTCTTTTGTTTTTACATTTAATTTTATCGGGTTTACTTCCATTTCAAATCTTTTTTCTATTATTTATTAATATCATTTTACATTAAATGTAAAATTATGGAACTCTAAATTCAAAAGTATTTGACTCAACTAAATCCGTTTCCATTTTAACAGAAATCAAATCACCGGATTTAACGGTTTGATTTATTTTCAAAGTATGATATGGCAATTCAACACCATTTAAAAACCAAGTAAATTTAAATTTTATTAATTTTTCACAAGGACTATCATATATGCATTCCAATGTATTTTTGCCAACTTTAATTCCAGTTATTTTTGCATAATAAAAATTATGAAATTTAGTATCTGTTTTTATATTATAATAATCAGAATTAACCCTTTTTGGATTTCCTTCACCATCTGGAGCAGACAAAAATATTTGAATTTTTTCAATTAAATCAGCGTCTCTTATAACTGGATATAAATTACCTCTTACATTTAAATCAAAAGTTATTGTTACAATATTAGTTGAATATTGATCAGTTGAGGCATCTTGTTGATCCACTGAAACGGATTCACAAGTTAAAATAACAGAAGTATAATCATTTCCTTCGATTGGAAGCTCGCAAATTTTCATATTATATGAAGGATTAAAATATGTCATAACTTGCTCAATTATCATAGATGCTTCCGTCATTCCTCTTGCTTGGGCAATAACAGAAAATCCAAAATCAGCAGGAATTGAATTATATTGATATGTTTTATTTTTGAATTTAAATTTTATAAATTTAGAATGTTCTCGCTGCCTATTGACCGTTAGTCCGGTAAATAACAAAATCATTCTTGGTAAAACTTGTGTATTTCCATTAAAAATTTGATCATTTGAAAGACCATTTAAAATTGTGGATCTTTCTTGATTTGAATATTCAATTGGAATTGGCTGATAATGATATTCACCGGAACTTAATAAAACTCGAGTCTCAATATTATTAAATAAACTAAGCAATGCCCCAGTATAAGTCCTTATAGAATTATAATGAAAAAACATTTTTACCTTTATGTTTATTTATCGTCTAAACCAAGTTTCCGGAATTATATTTGGGATTTCATCAAATGAAATAGTGTCAATTGTTCCACATTTCGAGCATTTGCAAGTAAAATCTTTAGAATTAATAATAAATCTCATTTTATCAAATTCAGCAAAAATTGAATCCATTGTTGAAATATCCAAATTTTCGAAAAATTCTTTAAGTTCATTAATACCTAAACTTTCATTACCATTTAGGGATTTAATGTGATATAAGAAATCGTCGAAATCTGGCTCATTTGAAGCTTCGAGTGCTTTATTATATGCTTCAATATTTTTTACTTCTTGGAGTTCAATTACAATATCATTAACATTAATTGTTTTAAATTCGCCATATGAAGTTTTAAAAAGTTTATCCAGTTTAATTTCAACGGATTTTGAAATTCCACAATTTGGACAATTTTTATCAAACTTTATAATATTACCAACTGATTTTGATCTAAGCATCGCAAAAATATAATCGAGCTCGTCTCTTGATAATGCATATGGCTCTGCCAAACAATCGAAAACTAAAATCTTTTGGGACACTTTTGCTGCCTCAAATTCATTTTTTGCATTTTTTAATGCTTCTTTTAGTGCAAATCTATCTCTTACTTTCCATTTGCGGATTTTAATAATTCTATTGCCAAGTTTGAAGTCTTCAAATTCCTGATTCATTTTAAATGCCTTTTATTTTTATTATATGTT